CATTATCTTCATCACAAAAACATCCAATAACTCCATCATCAACTTGACTTGTTCTTTCAAAAATTAATAGATCACCATCATTAATACCAGCGTCTTTCATGCTTTCACCTTTAGCGTATTGTGCAAAATATTCAGCACGTGGATTTAAACCTTTGCTAGGTACTGGTATCATGTCAATTATATTTTCATCAACAAATCCACCGTTGCCACAACAGATAGCTTCGTAGAGCGGGACACGTGTAAAATCAATATTAGCAGATTTATATATATCTTCATCCAAATCTAATAGAGTTAAAGGGCTAATATTTAGTGCTTTGGAAAGTAAAGCAATTTTATCTCTACCCATATTTTCAATCATTCCATTTTCCCATTTTCTAACTGTACTTTTTCCAACACCAACAAGATTTCCTAAATCTTCAAGAGTTAAATTAAGTTCTTTTCGTTTATTTTTTATTAAATTACCAACATTCATTATTTATCACTTCCTTATTATCTATAATTATATTAATACTTATGTGTCTTTTTTGCAACATTGAAATACAAAAAGAATAAAAAGTGTCTTAAAGTACTTTACAAATTATTATAATGTGGTAATATATAAGTGTCCTAAATGACACGAAAGGAGTGGTGGAATGAACTTGATAGCATTAAGGCAAAAGATGATTGAAAAAAATAAATCAAATAAAGAGTTAGCTTTTGAGCTAGGAATTAGTAGAAGTGCTATGCAAAGAAAGCTATCTGGTAAGACACAATTTTCTCAAAGTGAACTTAAAGTTTTGATTTCTATTTTGCAATTGTCTAAAGCTGAAATATTATATATTTTTTTTGATGATAAAGTGTCCTAAAAGACACAATGTGATTTTTCAAAAATAGGAGGCATAGGATGGAAGAAAAAATAAAAGCTCTTGAAAATAGGATTCAAGAACTTGAGAGAAGCGTTACAAAATTACAAATAACGGTTATCGCTAATAAAAAGTCTATTAAAAATAATTCTATTTCGATATCGTTTCTAGCAGTAACAGTAATCCTTTTATCCATGAGGCTAATGTGGGGATGATTTGGATAAAACCTGTAATTAGACCAATAAGAGTTAAACACATTGCTAATCTAGATTGCTTTGATGATGAAATTGCTTCTTCACGTATTAGAGCAATTAATTCGTTTTGTTTTTTAATTAATTCGGTTTGCTGGTTAATCATTTCTGATTGTTTATTAACCATATCAGCCATTAATTTTATTTGCTTTTCTTGATTAGGAACAATAGGTGCTGGTTTTATTTCAGGAAGTTTTGGCATTTCTATTGATGGGGTTGAGCAAAACTATCAAAGTTTGGAACATCAAGTTTTGGAATATCAACCTTCGGGATGTTAAATTTCATTATTTTCACCTCACTTTCTAATTAAATTTCAATACTGGGGAGCATTGATAACTTAATTATAAAGAAAGAGATGAAAGAAGTCGAAAACAATTAAATAAATTACTGATCATCCAGGAGCCAATCTCATCTCCTGAACAATTAGAAAAAAGTCATATAAATCAAATAATAACGATGGTCCTAACATTGTGAAATTAATCATTTTAAATAACACGAGGTTGGTTCCTTGGTGGTCAGTAGTAGAAGGGAGAAAATTTATGGAATGGATATTAAGAATTTCAATACTAGTTAATTTCTTACTTGCTATAGGTTGTATTTATTTGGCAAGAGAACGTAACTGGTATAGAAAAAGTTGGTATGAATTAGCAAATCGTTTAGTTCAAAGCAGAAAGAGAGGTGCAGAAACATGGAACTATCAACAAGAGGATTAGTAACGATTATCGTTGCATGTTGTTTTGTTGCTGATTGCTTAGCTATTTTAGTTAGAACATTACTTTGAAAGGAGGTGAAAGGATATGGTAAAGCCTGTAAAAATTCCTTGGTATGGTGATAGTGAGTACGCTAAACGTATTATCAATGAAATGAATCAAACATCATTTAAAGATACTGATCTAAAAGCAAAGTTCTTTACAAAGACAGTAGGCAAAGGACTTCTAGAATGTGAAGAATACTACATTGTTATTACAAGAGGTGATGATCATGAATGATAAATTCAATATCTCAATTGAAGAAGTAATGAAGATAACTCACAAAAGCAGGGAGTTCATAATCAATGCTATCCAACAAGGTACATTTCCTGGAAGTGTTGATGCTTCAGGGAAGAGAAGAAATGTACATATTCCTAGAAAGGCATTCGAGGAATACATGAATCATTTCAATAAAAGTCCTAGTGAAGAGTTGATTATTGCATTACTTAATTCTTTAAATGAAAAAAGTGCCCTTAAAAAAGGACACACAACATAGCACATAAATTATAAACGAATTCAGGAGGAATTGCAAATATGGTGAGATTAAGTCAAAAAGCGCAAGTAACATTGTTTGGAATTTGCGTAGCAGGTCTAATCTTTGGTGGAGCTGGTTATGCTCAAGCTAAATCAGTAGAAGCAAAGTATGAAGAACAAAGTAAACAAATTGAGTTGTACAAGGATGAACTCAATGATATGCAAGGTCAGCTTCAAGAATATACAAAGTACAAAGCAATGTACGAGTGTATTGCAGTTGAAAAGGACCAACTACAAAAAGAAGTTGAAGAACTTCAAAAATGAAAAGCACTTGGCCAGTTTACCATAACATATTATTGGCCAGGAGAAGACATCTATGGAAGTTTAACTTCTACAGGTGCAATTGCCAAAGAAGGAAAAACCATTGCGGTAGATCCTTCAATCATTCCTTATGGTTCAACAGTTTTGATAGATGGAAAAGAATATTTAGCTCAAGACTGCGGAGGAGCTATCAAAGGAAACAAAATTGATATCTTCAGTGAATATCCAAAACAAGAAAGATATCAAGTAGAAATATACATCAAGAGGGAGAAATAAAAATGGATAAGTTTCTAGAAAGTATTATTCAAGCTGCTAAAGATGCGGGTGCAAAAGATATTGAAGTAGCAAAAATCAGTGGAAAGGATTTAATTTTTGAACCTGAAGGAAAGCCTGAATTGAACGTTATCAGATTGCTTTCTACAGTTTACTATGATGAAGATGACGATCTTATTCTTAAAATGAATGCAGGATTAGGAAGTAGCGGAAATATTTTCTTAAGTGAAGCATACGGTATTTCAGAAAAACAAGTAAAGGATATTTATAAATCAGCAACAAATGAGTTCGAAAAATGTACGAATACATTAAAAGAGCTTATTGAAAATAAAATTGAAGAAATGGACAAAGGGGAAAGTAAAGATGTCAGTGAAGATTAATGCATTAGAGTTAGAAAATGTTAAAAGAATTAAAGCCGTCAAGATAGACCCAACACAAAATGGTCTAACAATCATTGGTGGGGATAACAATCAAGGTAAAACTTCGGTACTTGACAGTATTGCATGGGCATTAGGTGGAGATAGAAATAAACCTAGCAATGCTGTAAGGGAAGGTTCAACAATTCCGCCTTTATTAAAAGTTACTTTAAGCAATGGAATCATTGTTGAAAGAAAAGGAAAGAACAGTTCCTTAAAAGTTACTGATCCATCAGGTAAAAAAGCTGGCCAAACATTATTGGATTCATTCATTGAACAGTTAGCACTTAATTTACCTGCATTTATGAATAAATCCAATAAAGAAAAGGCAAATGTTTTGCTAAATATCATTGGTGTTGGAGATCAATTGGCTGTATTCAATCACAAAGAAAATGAGCTTTATCAAGAAAGATTAACTGTAGGACGTATTGCTGACCAAAAAGCAAAATTTGCTAAAGAACAATTGTTTTATGAAGGAGTTCCTGCAGACATAATCAGTCCTCAAGAATTGATTAATCAGCAACAAGCTATTCTTGCCAAAAATGGTGAGAACCAAAGAAAAAGAGAAAAGGTTACTCAATATGAGTATCAAGTTAAGACATTAACTGATGAAGTAGCTCGTCTTGAACAAATGCTTCAAAAAAAAAATGAAGAGTTGAATAAGGCAACTTACGATTTAAGCATGTCCAAGACTGATGCATTGGATTTACAAGACCAATCAACTGATGAATTAGAAAAGAACTTGGCTGAAATTGAAGAAGTCAATCGCAAAGTTAGAGCTAATCTAGATAAAGAAAAAGCTGAAGAAGAAGCTAAAGGTTACAAAGTTCAATATGATAATTTATCACTTCAAATTGATGAAGTTCGTAAACAAAAATATGATCTATTGAACAATGCTGATTTACCACTACCTGAATTAAGTATTGATGATAATGAATTAACTTATAAAGGTAAAAAATGGGACAGTATGAGTGGCAGTGACCAATTAAGAGTTTCTACTGCTATTGTTCGTAAATTGAATCCTGATTGCGGTTTTGTCTTATTAGACAAGCTAGAACAAATGGATCTAAAAACTTTAACAGAGTTCAATGCATGGCTTGAACAAGAAGGATTGCAAGCTATTGCTACAAGAGTTTCTACTGGTGATGAATGTTCAGTTATTATCGAAGATGGATATGTTAAAGAAGATGTTCAATCAGCAGTAGAAAGTAGTAAAACACAATGGAAAGCAGGTGAATTCTAATGAATTTTGAAATTACTGAAGGAGTAGTAAACGGTGCTCAAAAAGTTGTTTTCTATGGACCCGAAGGGATTGGAAAAACAAAATTTGCATCAAAATTTCCTGATCCAGCATTTATTGATACTGAAGGTTCTACTAAAAAATACAATGTAAGAAGATTACCTAAGCCAACAAGCTGGCAAATGTTAATTGATGAAGTTAAATCAGTTATCAACAATCGTCCTTGTAAAACACTTGTTATCGATACTGCTGACTGGGCCGAAAGATTATGTACAGAAGCTGTCTGCTCAAGACATGGTAAATCAGGAGTAGAAGAATTTAGATATGGTACTGGCTATACATATGTTGCGGAAGAATGGGGAAGATTTCTAAATCTTCTCCAAGATGTAGTAGATGTGGCCAATATCAATGTTGTTCTAACAGCACATGCAATTATTCGTAAATTTGAACAACCTAATGAAATGGGAGCTTATGATCGTTATGAGTTGAAGCTAGGTAAAAAGACAACAGCACAAACTGCTCCAATTACTAAAGAGTGGGCTGATATGGTTTTGTTTGCCAACTACAAAACATTCAGTGTGGCAGTTGATGATAAAGGTAAAAAACATAAAGCTCAAGGTGGCCAACGTGTTATGTACACTACACATCATCCATGTTGGGATGCAAAAAATAGAGATGATCTACCTGAAGAATTGCCACTTGATTATTCAGCAATTGCTCATTTATTCAATAATCAAACAAATGTAACACCAACTGTAGCTGTTCCACCTGTTACAAATACAACACCTCAACAACAACCGGTTGTCGAAGAAATCAAAGTTGAAAAAGAATTGCAACAAGGTGGTATTCAAGAAACGGTGCTAACTGAAAATGCAAATGTAGTACAACAAGCAGTTGAAAGTAAATTACCAAAAGCTTTGAAAGACTTAATGAATCAAGCTTTAGTTACTGAAAAAGAAATTAGAAGAGCAGTAAGCATGAAAGGCTATTATCCTGAAGATACACCTGTTGAAAATTATGATCCAAACTTTATCAATGGAGTATTGATAGGAGCATGGCCACAAATTTTAGAATTTATTAATACAAATGTAAGAGAATTTTAGGAGGAAATATAAATGGATAACAGAGGAATTGATAACGGACACGAATTAGATTGGGATGGAGTCATTGAAAGTGATGGTGAGTTTATCATCCTACCACCTAATGATTATGATTTTGTAGTCAAAGGAATGGAAAGAACAAGATTTAATGGTTCAGAAAAAATGCCTGCTTGTAATCAAGTAACTGTAGACATTGCTATTGATTACAATGGGCAAGAAGTAATTATTAAACATAAATTATTCCTTCATTCAAAAGTGGAAGGTTTATTGAGTGCTTTCTTTAGAGGAATCGGCCAAAAGAAAAAAGGTGAACCATTAAGAATGAACTGGCCATCAGTTCCTGGGTCAACTGGAAGATGTAAAATCGGTACAAGAACTTATAACGGAAATGAATACAATGACATCAAAAAATTCTATCCAAAAGATGAAGCACCTCAAAAACCAGCTTTTAGTGCAGGACAATTCTAATGGAATTAAGACCATACCAAAAAGAGGCACACGATTCGATATTTGAAGAATGGAACAAGGGAGTCCAAAAGACTCTCTTGGTTTTGCCTACTGGATGTGGAAAAACGATAGTCTTTGCGGAAGTTGCTAAAGACTGCGTTAAACTAGGGGATAGAGTTCTTATTATGGCACATAGAGGGGAACTGTTAGATCAGGCAAATGATAAGATTGCTAAATCTACAGGTCTTAAATGTGCTGTTGAAAAAGCAAGTGAGACTTGCATAGGAAGCTGGTTCAGGATTGTTGTCGGTTCCGTTCAAACGTTGCAAAGAGAAAAACGTTTAGAACAGTTTCCTAAAGATTATTTTGACACGATTATTATTGATGAAGCGCATCATTGCTTAAGTAGTGGCTATCAAAAAGTTTTAGAATATTTTGATACAGCTAAAGTTTTAGGTGTAACTGCTACACCTGATAGAGGAGATATGAAAAATTTAGGAAGCTACTTTGAAAGTCTAGCTTATCAGTACACATTGCCAAAAGCTATCAAAGAAGGCTATCTAACACCTATAAAGGCACTTACGTTACCGCTAAAGATGGATTTGTCCGGGGTCGGAGTTCAGTCTGGTGACTTCAAGGTAAGTGATATAGGGACTGCGTTAGATCCATACCTTGAACAGATAGCTCAAGAAATGAAAAAGTATTGTAAAGATAGAAAGACAGTTGTTTTCCTACCTTTAGTAAAAACTTCTCAAAAGTTTAGAGATATTCTAAACAACAATGGATTTAAAGCTGCTGAAGTCAATGGAGATAGTAAAGATCGTGCAGAAGTATTAAAAGATTTTGAAAATGACAAATACAACGTCTTATGTAATTCAATGCTTCTAACTGAAGGATGGGATTGTCCATCAGTAGATTGCATTATCGTTTTGCGACCAACGAAGGTGAGAAGTCTTTATTCACAAATGGTCGGTCGTGGTACTCGTCTATGCAAAGGCAAGGACCACCTATTACTACTAGATTTCTTGTGGCATACGGAACGTCATGAACTGTGCCATCCAGCCAACTTGATTTGTGAAAATGAAGAAGTGGCCAAGAAAATGACACAAAATTTAGAAACAATGGCAAGTTCAGCACTTCCTGAAGATGTACTTGAAGCGATAGATATAGAAGAAGCTGAAGAACAAGCTGTAAGTGATGTCGTTGCTCAAAGAGAAGAATCACTTGCTAAACAGTTAGCTGAAATGCGAAAAAGAAAAAGAAAACTTGTTGATCCATTGCAATTTGAAATGAGCATCATGGATCAAGACTTACAAAGTTACGTTCCTACATTTGGTTGGGAAATGGCACCAGCAAGTGAAAAACAAATAAAAGCATTAGAAAAATATGGAATCTATCCTGATAGTGTAGACAATGCAGGAAAAGCAACATTGCTACTTGATAGATTACATAAAAGACAAGAAGAAGGTTTAGCAACACCTAAACAAATAAGACTTCTTGAAAATAAAGGATTTAAACAAGTAGGCACATGGTCATTTGAATCAGCTAGAAAATTAATCAATAGAATAGCTGCTTCAGGGTGGAGAGTTCCTAATGGAATAGATCCAGCAACTTATAAAGAAGGAGATTAACAATGGAGTATACAACTGATTTATTAGAAATACTGAATAATATAGATCCTTCTTTGCTTGACTATCAGGAATGGTGCAATGTTGGAATGGCACTCAAATATGAAGGTTATACAGCAAGTGACTGGGACTACTGGAGTCAACTTGATTCTAAAAGATATCATAAAAATGAATGCTATAGAAAATGGGAGTCTTTTACTGGTTCAGGTGTAACAGGCGGAACTATTGTTCAGTATGCTAAAAATCAGGGGTGGGTCCCACCAATAAAAGAAAGTGGCCATGAACTTGATTGGAATGATGTTATTGATAAAGATGAACAGGTCATAGTTGATAAGAATTGGATTGAAGGGAAAGAGGTCAAAGAACCTCTTAACTGGAATCCAGTAGCTGAATTGATTACTTATCTGGAAACGCTTTTTGATTCTACTGAAAATGTAGGATATGTAACTAAAACATGGCTTAAAGATGAGAAACATTTGCCAACACAAGGATGTTGGGATAGAACAGCAGGAAAACTTATACAACAGTTGAATAATTGCAAAGGTGATATCGGTGCAGTTTTAGGCGACTACAACGAAGAAGCAGGGGCATGGATACGATTTAACCCGTTAGATGGAAAAGGCTGTAAGAACCAAAACGTGACTGATTTCAAGTATGCTCTTGTAGAAAGTGATTCAATGGTAATTGAAGAACAAAATGCAGTATTGAGAGAATTAGAACTTCCAATAGCTTGTTTAGTTCATTCAGGTGGTAAAAGCCTACATGCAATTGTAAAAATTGAAGCTGCAGATATGAAAGAATATCGTAAGCGTGTTGATTATCTCTATAACATTTGTAAAAAAAATGGATTAGATGTTGATACTCAAAATAGAAACCCTTCAAGGCTTTCAAGAATGCCGGGGATTACAAGAAAAGGAAGAAAGCAATTTCTTGTTGATACTAATATTGGTAAAAGTTCATGGGATGAATGGTATGAATGGATTGAAAGCATCAATGATGATTTACCTGATCCTGAATCATTGAGCGAATTTTGGGATGATATGCCTCAACTTGCACCACCATTAATAGAAGGAATTCTAAGACAAGGACATAAAATGCTTATTGCTGGACCTAGTAAAGCAGGTAAGTCATTTGCATTGATTGAGATGTGTATCGCGATTGCTGAAGGAACAAAATGGTTTGGATGGCAGTGTGCTCGAGGAAGAATATTATACGTCAATTTGGAGTTGGATAGACCATCATGTTTGCATAGATTCAAGGATGTTTATAAAGCGCTTGGCATCAAGCCTAATTCTTTGTCTAATATCGATATTTGGAATTTAAGGGGTAAATCTATTCCTATGGATAAACTTGCTCCTAAATTGATTAGAAGAGCTTCTAAAAAGGATTATATAGCAGTAGTCATAGATCCAATCTACAAAGTTATTACTGGAGATGAAAACAGTGCTGACCAAATGGCTAATTTCTGTAACCAGTTTGACAAGATTTGTAATGAGTTAGGTACATCAGTAATCTATTGCCATCACCATTCGAAAGGTTCTCAAGGTGGTAAAAGAAGTATGGACCGCGCTAGTGGTTCAGGTGTATTTGCACGTGATCCTGATGCTTTACTAGATTTAATTGAATTGGAACTAAATGAATCACATTACAAACAGTTAAGAAATATGAGTGCATGTAGAGTTTGTGTCGATTACTTAAAAGAACATAAACCTGAACTTTTAAATGAACTATCTCAAGATGATGTCTTATCACAAACTATCATGATTGATTTTTGTAAAAGTAAACTTGGCCATGACTACTACAAAGAACTTGATAATCTTGTCAATGAAGCACGTTCAAAAGCTACATCAATTACTGCATGGAGAATTGAAGGAACATTGAGAGAGTTCTCAAAGTTTCCGCCAGTTAACCTTTATTTTGAATATCCAGTACATGTATTGGATGAAGATGGAGCACTTCAAGATATTGATCCTGATGATATAAAACCTCAATGGCAAAAAGCAAAAGAGGCTAGGAAGTCTCCTCAAGATAAAAAGAAGGAAAGAATGAATTCATTAGAAATAGCATATGAAGCTTTGAAAGTAGATGGTGAAGTAACTGTAAAAGCACTCGAAGAATACTTTACATTAAGTAAAAATGCGGTAAAAAATCGTATAAAAGAGCATCCTGATTTTACAATTGACAATGGTGTTGTCATTCGAAATTAGGGTGTCAAAAAACACAAAAATGACACTGACAGGTATCAGTCAAAAAACATGTTATTTGACTGACTGATAGGTGTCAGTGAGGGTGTCAGTGAATATATTATTTATAATAATATATTTAGTGACAGGTGACACCTTGAAAATAACTCGTGTATGTCATTGCGGGGTAAGTAGTCGTGCGTAAGTGCAGCACGACGACTCCTAACCCGCTAACAATGACGAGCAGGAAACTGATAGGAGGAAAACCGATATGCCAAAAAATTTAAAAAAAAGATACTCATCTATTGAAATAGATTTTTTAGAAATTGCTAAAAGTATGCCACCTTTATATCATACGTTGCCTAATCAAAAATTTGATATTGAAAAAAGTGAGGCTGTTAAGTGGTTAATGAAACAACCTGAAACAATGAAATTTGTTTGGGAACGTATAGTCAATAGAGGTAAACAGTTAAAGCCGATAGAATACAACAAAGAAACTGGACAATGGCAAGGTATAGATTACATAGTACATGATGGTAGTTTTGGTAACTGTGACGTTTGTGATAATAAAACTTGTGTAGAAGGATATTGTTCATGGGAAAAATAGAATTTTTCATGCCTATGATTCCACCTACTACAACTGCTCAACAGCATAAGGTGAACATGGGCACAAAGAAGTTTTATGATCCACCAGAACTTAAAAGTGCAAAAGAAAAACTGAAAGCTCATTTGATACCACATATTCCTGATAAGCCTTTTGATGGTCCTTTGAGATTAATCGTAAGATGGTGTTTTCCAGCTACTGGTAAACATCATGATGGGGAGTATAAATATACTAAGCCTGATACGGATGATTTGAATAAAGCGTTGAAGGATATCATGGAAAGGTTAGGTTTCTATGTAAATGATTCAAGAGTGGCCAGTGAGCTGATTGAAAAGTTTTGGGCGGACATACCAGGTATATATATTCGATTGGAGGAATTGGAATGATTAAAACAACTAACATCAATGATTACATCTCATTACAGGTTCTTAAAAATTACTGTTACTCTCATGGGGAAGATGACTGCAAAAACTGTGAGCTAGACCCTGTATGCAAATGTATGAGCAAAATTCCTGCAGACTGGGATTTAGAACGTTGTCCAGTGAATGAAGGTGATTCCAAATGAGAAAAGAAGATGTTGCAAAGCCAGTAGATCGTAAGAAATGTCCATCATGTAAATATTTCAATCATGACAAGAAGCGTTGTTCTTTGAGGATGTGCAAAGATCAACCAAGTTTGTTAGATTATATTGGGAATAGGTTCTAGTTATGACAGTCAAAAGATTGGTTGATAAGAAAAAAGGTGAATACTGGAAAGAATACAAAGATGGATATTTCTTTTCAAATTTTGGAAGAGCAAAGCATGTTTATAAAAATGGCAGTGAATATTTGTTATGCCCATATATTCATAAATCTTCAGGAAAAACTGTTTTAAAAATACATGGCCAAGCTCATACGGTTTCAAAAATCATTTATGAGTTATTTGTTGGAACTATTCCTGATGGATATAACATCATCCATAAAAACAAGATTAGAAGTGACAACAGTCTGGCAAATCTTCGATTGGTTACACGAAGAGAAACAGGACTTCACTATGGTAACAGGAACCGAAAGGTGATTATCTATGACGCAATAAATGACTGTTATTACAAATCAACTAGAGAAGCAGCAAAGAAGTTATTTATTTCAAGGCAAACAGTAAGTGATTACTGCAACAGAAAAAGAAAGAATCCTATGTTTGATTTGTCATGGGAAAGATTGTGATTAATGTTTGATTTGTTTATGCGCTACTGCAGGATGACAAACTGCAAAGCAACAATGCATTTAACTCCTGCACAATGCAAAGATAATGATCTAACAGTATCAGAGTGTACGTTCATATACGATCACTTTTATACTTTAAAAGCTGAATATCGAAAGGTGTACTTACTTTCAAAGTCATTAGGAAGAAAGATACCTTTTGAATATGAGACTGTTCTAAGAAAACTTTATGATTAAGAAAGGTAAGGAATTATGAAAATCAAGGAACAATTAAAAGAAATGTTTCAAATGCAAAGAACATTGAACGAAAATATTTTAAATGAGTTCGGTGAAGAAGCTATGACCGAAGAAAAATTAGAGTTAGCGATTATTGATGAATTAGGAGAATTAACACATGAATTAAAAGGGGATTGGTGCTGGTGGAAGAAAACCCAAAAACCTGTTGATAGAAAACGTGTATTAGAGGAATTAGTGGATGTGTACCATTTTGTTATGACAAATGAAATGGAGCGCAGATATTCAAGCACAGATGAAGCAATTGATAGTATTTTAAATAAATATGAATTTTCAATTAATCACTTCAATGAATTAGGAAAAGAAAGACTTGATTATTTGATTGGTGATATTTCATATAGTTATGATAAATTGACAGTTTTATTGCAATTAACTAAGTGTTTACAATTTTCTTTTGATGAAATCTATCAAGAGTATCTTAATAAAAACAAGATCAATTATGAAAGGCTTAAAAACGGGTATTGATCATGACAGCAAAAGAAATGTTTGAAGAGTTAGGGTATAAATACAGTTTTGACACATTTACTCTTGGTGGAGCAAGCCACTTCATATCATATAAGAAAAAGCGTGGATATGAGCATATAGTTTTCAATCTAGACAAAAAAAGAATTCAAACTTGTGCACCTTTAACTGTAGATGAATTAAAAGCAATCAACCAACAATGTAAGGAATTGGATTGGATTGAAGAAAATGCAAGATAAAATAGATTATTACAAGCACGAATATTATTCTTGTTTGAATTTGTTAGAAGAAAAAAGTAGTTAAGAAATGTTAAGAAGGAGGACAATAGATGATACCAATACACACATTATCAATTATGCGCAATGAATTTCGTGCGTACAAGGGTTTAATCAAAGAACGTGACAAATTAATTGAGGAGTATGAAACTCCTCTCAAATCGCTTAAAAACGAGCTTTTAGAGGTAGAGGAAAAATTAAGTCAAATCAAGTCTCCTGGTAAAAGTGATGGACTAGGTGGATTTGTTCAGGATAGTGTTGATAAGTACAATCATCTGATTGCTAAAAAAGATGAGTTGAAAAATGCAGTTGATAACTACATCAAGGAATATGGCAATGATTCTTTTGAAGAAGAACTTGAATTTTGGAATGTGCGTATTGAAACTGTTGAGTATTATCTTGATCATATGGATGCGCTTGACAGAAAGTTCATTGAAGACTTCTATTACAATCTTACAAAGACTCAATGTATGGATAGATACAACATTAATAATGTAAATAGTTTGTATCGAAAAGCTGATAAAATTCTTAAAAATTTACTAGAAAAATCACTCTAGGTATAAGATTTACATTTGATTTGGTGCTATTATGTTATTGTAAGGTTTCGGCAAAAGAGAGACGTTACTTTTCCCTATGATGACTTATTTTTGAAAAGCTCTTGTTTCAGGAGCTTTTTAGTTTGGAATAATTAATTTTCTTGTTTACAATATTTTATTGATGTATAATTATTTCACTTAATCAATTTATATGAGGTAAAGAAATGTTTAGAAAAAAGAAATATGTAAGATATGTATATGTAAACAAGCGGGATAGCTCAAAAAAATTAGATGATGAAGTAGAAGAAATGAAATGTTTTTGGTGGCCGTTTTCTATGTATGTCATTGCTTCAGGCGTTATTTCATTGTTTATTGCAGGAATTATATTTGATAAAAAAATAACGATTAGCATAATGAATTCATGGGTAGGAATTGTTCTGGGATTGGTTGCTACAGTGATTGGTATTATTTCTATGTTTTTGAGCTTTTACAATTTGGATCAAAGTATAAAAACTCAGAATGAAACAGTTCGAATGATTAACGAATTAAAAGAAGATATTATGAATAAGATAGATAGATCATTTAAAGAAACACAAGATTTTGTTAAAAATCAAAAACAAAATTCAAAAGATTCCACAACATCCATAGTAGGAAATAGTTTTGAAAAATCTGATATAAATCTAGAAAGAAACGAGGTTAATAGAGATGACAAAATTTAAAAATAAAATATCTGCTAGCACGTTTATATGTAATGATTTTGATAATCAAAGTGGGCAAATGACTATAGATGATATAATATATGTAGATGATGATTTATCTGCAAGCTTTACACTCTTTACAGTGGTAAATGTTTACGCTGATCTTGCAGAAGGAAAATGGCCTGTAAATAATGTAAATATCTATGGCTTTTTGAGAGAAAATAAGGTCAAGGATTTTAATGTTGCATATTTAGGGAAATTTACAGTTTCTCCTGAGGAAAAAGAAACAGCGGAAAATTTTCTTTCCTATAAACATAGACATACGTATACTTTTGATAATTTTTATTTTCCAAATACTGGGGACTACGTGGCAGAAATATTTGTAGAAAAGCCGAATACTAACCTAGATGAAATAACATATGAGTCAGTATATAAGAATTGTGATGTATTAGATATAATTAATTTTGATGTACAGATAAAAGCAAAAAAAATATAGATAAGAGAGCAACTTCGGTTGCTTTTTCTTTTACCTAAAACAAGGCAGGATAGTGAAAAGATATCACGCAAGTCTCTTAAGCTTGTATTCTAGGTTTGACTCCTAGTCCTGCGACCAACAGTAAACAAAGGAGGTGTGTCGTTATGACTGAAAAGCAAAAACTGTTTTGTGATGAATATCTAAAGGATCTAAATGGCACACGTGCCTATAGAACAGTATATAAAACGATTAAGAATGATAATGTTGCTGGTGTTCGGGCAAACAAACTTCTTAAACAAAAAGATATTGCTGAATACATCAACAAACGACTGGAAGAAATCCATAATGAAAATACTGCAAATATTCAAGAAGTCATGGAATATCTTACATCTGTCATGAGAGGAACGAGTAAAGCAAATGTTCTTGCTCTAGCTGGTGATGGTTATCAAGAAGTCGTTGCTAAACCGCCTGATGAAAAGGAACGGTTAAAAGCTGCTGAATTACTTGGTAAGCGTTTTGGTATGTTTAAGGACAATATTGATATTACTTCAAACGGTCAAACAGTAATTGTAGATGATATAGATGAAGGTTAGTTTAAAATCTATTATTGGTCCTGCATTCTATGATGTACATAAACATATTAAAAACAATGATTATACGCATTACTGGTTAAAAGGTGGCCGAGGTTCTCTTAAATCTTCATGCATTGGTACTGAAATTCCTTTAGGCATCATGAGAGATGCACAAAAGGGATTAATGAGTAATGCTGTTGTGATTAGACGTGTAAAAGATACATTGAGAGGTTCAGTTTATGAGCAAATCAAGTGGGCCATTTACATGTTGAAAGCCGAAGATGATTGGGATATTCCTGATTCTAAACTTCAAATGACGTACAAGCCTACTGGACAGGTTATTATTTTTAAAGGTGCCGATAATCCTAAAAAGCTTAAATCAACTAAAGTTTTTATAGGATATATCAAGTATGTGTGGTATGAAGAATGTGATGAATTTGAAAGTTATGACAAGATAACGAACATCAATCAGTCATTGCTTCGTGGTGGCCCTGAATATTGTGTATTTTATTCATTCAACCCGCCTGAAAGTCAAAGAAATTGGTGTAATAAACAAGTTCTTATCAAACGTCCTGATACATTAGTTTCACACACAACTTATCTTCAAGCTCCAAAAGAATGGCTTGGAGAACAGTTTCTAATTGAAGCTGAGCACATGAAAAAAATTAATCCTGAAAAGTATAATCACGATTACTTGGGTGAAGTTACTGGTACAGGTGGAGAAGTATTTACTAATCTTTTGATTAGAGAAATAACAAATGAAGAAATACAAACCTTTGATAGATTGAAAAATGGTTTGGACTTTGGATATGCAGGAGATCCATTAGCTTATTTAAAAATGCATTATGACAAGACGCGAAGACGTCTTTTTATTTTTGGAGAAGTATATGGCACTCGTCTTTCCAACGCTAAAGCGGTTAAGAAAATCAAGAGATTAAATCCGTTAAATAAATTAGTGACATGTGATAGTGCTGAACCACGTACAATCAACGAATTTAAGTTATTAGGATTAAAAGTAACTGGAGCAAAGAAAGGACCTGACAGTGTAGAAAATGGTATCAAATGGTTACAGGATTTAGAACAAATTATTATAGACCCAATTCGTTGTCCAAATGCTTCAAGGGAGTTTAATGATTATGAAATTGAAAAAGATAAAGAGGGAAATCTTAAAGGCGAGTTTCCTGATAAAAATAACCATACAATTGATGCTGCACGATATGGTTGTGAAGCCGACATTATCCAAAGTAAAGCTAGAGCAGGCAAGAACCGTGCTAGATATGAAAATTAGGAGGTACCCATATGTACATGTTCACAATAGATAGTACAACTTATGATGAAACTCAACTGAATATGATTCAAATAGAACAGCTGATTACTAAACACCGTACATTAGTTGGAAGAATAAAAAAGAATCAAAGATATTATGAAGGAAATCATGATATAAGACATAGAAGAAAAAAACTAAAGACATCAGCAAACAATCGTATTGTGTGTAATCATGCTAAAGATATCAGTGATACCGCTACTGGTTATTTTATGAACAGTCCTATTTCTTATGCGAGTTTTGATGATGAGGGACAGGAAAATATTGATAAATTAACGGAAGCTTTTGATAGAGCAGATGTTGATGATGTCGATAGTGATAATGCGCATGATATGAGTGTTTGTGGTGTTGCTTATGAATATGTTTACATCAAACAAGATACTACTGAAATTGCTTTAAGAAATATAGAAGCTGATCATACATTTCTTGTATATGATGATACGATTGAGCAAAATCTTTTGTTTGGTGTCTATTATTATCGCTACAAAGATGCAATTACAAGTAAGTATTGCTATCGCGCTACTGTTTGTACAAAGAACTATGTTAATACAATGATACTTGAGTGCAGTGGTCAAAAACATCAAATGGTTAATGAACCAGTACCTCATTATTTTGGAAATGTTCCAATTATTGAATATCGTAATAACAAATTATGTATCGGTGATTTTGAACAACAAATATCATTGATTGATGCTTACAACAAGTTAATGAGTGATCGTGTTAATGACAAAGAACAATTTGTTGAAGCATTGCTTGTTGTTTATGGATCATTGATGGGTGATGATGCTGAAGAAGTAAGTGAGGTAATGAAAATCTTAAAAGAAAACGGATTATTGGAACTTCCTGCAGATGCGAGAGCTGAATATATTTCTAGAACTTTTGATGAAAACGGTATGGAAGTTTTAAGAAAAGCAATCAAAGAAGATATCTATACATTTTCTCATGTTCCTAATCTTACTGATGAAAATTTTGTTGGTAACAGTTCAGGAGTGGCCATGGAATATAAATTGCTTGGCTTACAAATGATTACAGGAGAAAAGGAAAAGTATTACAAGAAAGGTTTAAAAAAAAGAATTGAACTATTTTGTAATTACTTGAATTTAAAAGCTATTGCTATTAATCCTAACAATGTAAAAATCACATTTACTCGTAAGCTTCCTAAAAATTTAAATGAACTTGCTCAAATGATAGCTGATTTAAGTGGTAAAGTTTCAACTGAAACATTGATTGAACAACTTCCTTTTGTTGAAGATGCACCTAGTGAAGTTGAAAAAGTGAAGCAAGAAAATGAAGAAAATGTAAAACTTCAACAAGAAATGTTTAAATCTCAAAATGATAATCCATTTAATCAAAATGAGGAAAGTAATGATGAAACAAAAGATGATGCTTCCAATAGTAAAGATTCTAAACAAAATCCTAGCAAAGCTAATTAAATGGTTGAGTTGATATGAAAAATGAAGAATATTGGAAGAAGCGACAAGAAGAAAAGCTTACTGAAATATTAGATGATGCTCAAGTAACCAGTGAATATATTTCTAGCATTTACAACAAAGCATGTGTTTATACTCAAAAACAAATAGAAGGAATATTTGAAAAATACAAAAGCAATTATGGATTATCAGAAATAGAAGCGAAAAGATTACTTTCAACAATGGTAAATGATCATGATTATAATGAATTAAAAAGGTTGTTGAAAAATAACGTCTCTAATCAGCAAAGAGAGGAATTATTAAAAAGACTTGATGCTCCAGCTTATCAATATAGAATAAAACGACTTGAAAATATACAAAGTCAGTTAGATAATCTGATGAAAGAAGTTTATAACATTGAAAAAGATAAGAGCACTGATTGTTATATCAACAGTGCTTTTAATGCTTATTACAAAGATGTCTATAACATCCAGCAAGGAATGAATATAGCTTATCAGTTTGATAATTTAGATTCTAACTTGATTGATAAGACACTAAAATCTAAATGGAGTGGTAAAAATTATTCGGATAGAATTTGGAACAATACAAGTGAATTAGCTGATTCATTGAAAGATGAAATGATGCTAGGTGTATTAACAAATAAAACCGAAAAGGAAATGGCTGATACTATCATGAATAAGTTTGCTGTTGGTGCTTATCAAGCAAGGCGATTAGTTCAAACTGAAAGTGCAGCAATGTCGGCTTTTGCTGATCAACAAGCTTTTAAGGATGCTGGTATTGAAAAAGAAATGTTTATTGCAGTACATGACAGTAGAACATCAAAGATATGTCAACAACATGATAGAAGTATTGTTGAAACATCAAAAGCACAAGTAGGTGTTAATGTTCCACCACTTCATCCTAATTGCCGTTCTCATATGATTCCGTATATTGAGGGTGTTACTGATGCCATGAAGAAAAGACAACGTAATCCTATTACTGGTAGAGATGAAGTTGTTGACGTTAAAGAGAACTATGATCAGTGGTTAAAAAGGCAACAAGAAACACATGGTGTAGATACTGTTGATACTTTTATGAAAAAGACAAAGAATTTGTCGAATGATAGGAAACAGTATCAAAGTTATATTAATGTCTTAGGCAAAGAAAATATGCCTTCGTCACTATCTAAATTTCAAGATTTAAAATACAAAAATGTAGAACAATGGAATGATTTAAAATATAATTTTAGGACGGTTAATCGTTATAAAGTTGATTATGGAACTGTTGATGCAAAAACTATTTTAGAGCTTGATAAAGAGGCATTTGTTGCAAAAGATAAATACATGACAACGAGAGCTAGCAAAGGAAATGTTGCATCAATGAAAATTGGAGATGATTTTTTTATTGCATCTAGTAGAATATCAAGTACAAATGATGATGTTTTCAACAATTATAAAGGTGATAAAAGTAAATTAATAACATCACCAGTAATAAAAAGATTACATCCGCATACTAAGCTTGTTCCATATAAAGGTCGTGAAAATGATTATACAAGAGAGTATGATACGGAATACAAGTTTTTTGAATATATTTATGATCAGGTATTGAAAGGTGAATTAAAAGAACAAGAAATCTATATTCTATCTCAAAAAGATATGTGTTTTAGTTGTAATTCAGTGTATAATGAACTTATAGGAAAACAAGAAGTTATAGATGCAAATATTAATATAAACATTGTATCAGGAAAAGATAATAACTCTTGGGTATATAGAAATTATACAAAAGAATCGTTAAATAACATGAAAACAAAATCATTAAAAAAAGAAAAGGGTGATAAAAATGTCAAATGAATATGCTAGTCTTAAACATGATTTAAAATTGACGTATCTTAATAGCAATGATCAATCAGTTGGCATGTTCCATTTAAATGATTTAGGTCCTTCATTTGATGGTGACCCTTTGTTTGCATTACAAGTTTCTTTGGCATTAGCAACTATTGAAGCTGAATTGTACCCAACGCTAAATGATGGTGTAAATTACATGTTTTATCAAACATATGAGAATGTTGACCAAATTATTGTTGGTGAGCATGTCGAAACTCAGGAAGAATTAGAGGAAATGAAGCGAGATAGGGATTTCGTTTTAAATTCAGGAAAATTAAATTATGAAGATGCATTTAGAAATGAAGCCGACAAATAGTCGGTTTTTCTTTTACCCAAATTTAAAGAAAGGAGGAATTTTATGGCTGAAGGATTAAGACCACATCACCACCAAGAATTTGAGTATCGTACTGAACAATATTTTGATAACAAGAGAAGTTGCTTAGTTAAGAAAATTCAATATATGTGTATGATTTGTGGAAGAATAAGATATGAAAAGTACGACTGTTATGTACCACCACCAAAATCTAAAACCAAATCATTAGAAAGGAACAAGAAGAAATATGGCAAAACTTAAAGTCATTCACAACATGATTGATAAAAATACAGGTGTCGTTAGGTATGCTGGTGATGTATTTGAGGTCAATGATGCTAATCGCATAAAAGAGTTGTTAGATGCGAAAGTTGTAGAAGAAATAAAAGAAAATAAATCTAATAAATAGACAGTTTGAAATTGTCTTTTTTTTATTGTCCAAAAACTTACGACATTAAAAGATGGGATAGTCTTACGGACTTTAACTGGAGGTATTTATGAAAAAGAAATTTATGTTTCCTTTAGATATTCAATTATTTGCTGAAAATGATAATCCGGATAATGATCCAGTAGATAATGAAGGCGGAAAAGGTACACCAAGTGAAGAACCTAATGGTGGCCAAGAAACAAAAACTTTTACCCAAGAAGAATTAGATAAAATCGTTCAAGGAAGAATTGCTAAAGAACGTAAAGCTTGGGAAAAACATTTAGAAGATGAAAAAACTGAAGCTCAAAAATTAGAAACAATGAGCGAAAAAGAAAAGAAAAAGTATCAGGAAGAAAAAAGAATTAAAGAATTAGATGATAGAGAAGCTGCAATTACTCGTAGAGAATTGACTGCTCAAGCTAAAGTTCAATTAGCTGATAAAGGAATTCCAACTGAACTAGCTGAAATTCTTAATTTAACTGATGCTGAATCTTGTAAAAAGAGCATTGAAATTGTAGAGAAAGCATTTCAAACTGCAGTAGAAAAAGCAGTTGAAGAAAAAATCAAAGGCAATGCTCCAATGAAGAAAGTTCCAGGAAATACAACAATCTCTTTAGAATCAATTAAAAATATGTCAGCTAAAGAGATCAATGAAAACTGGGATGAAGTTCAAAAAATTATGTCAAATCAAAAATAGGAGGATATTTAAAATATGTCGGTAGCAAATTTTATTCCAACAATTTGGAGTGCACGTCTTTTAAGACATTTAGATAAAAGACATGTATATTTAAACTTATTAAATAGAGATTATGAAGGGGAAATTAAGAACTTTGGTGATACTGTCAAAGTAAACCAAATTGGTAACGTAACAATTAAAGATTATACAAAAGGTGAAGATATTGAAGCTCCTGAAGATTTATCTGGAGAACAACAAGAATTAAAGATTGATCAAGCTAAATATTTCAATTTTGCTGTTGAAGATGTTGATAATGCTCAAACAAATCCTAAATTAATGGATAAGGCAATGGAAAGAGCAGCTTATGGTATGAATGATGTTGTTGATGCTTTTGCAGCTAACTTATTAGCTATCAACGTTCATGCTGATAATACTATTGGTAGTGATACAACTCCAAAAGTGCCAACAAAAGATACAGCTTATGATTTTCTTGTTGATTTAGGGGTTAAATTAACTGAAGCGAATGTACCTACAGTAGGACGTTGGGTAGTTGTTCCAGCTTGGTATCATGGCTTATTATTAAAAGATGAACGTTTTGTAGGAAATGGAACTGATTATAATAAGGCAATTTTAGAAGGTGGGGAAGTTGGTAAAGCTGCAGGTTTTACTGTTTATGTTTCTAACAATGTTCCAAACACAGATAAAACAAAATACAAAATTATTGGTGGAACAGATGAAGCTGGTTCTTATGCTGAACAAATTTTATCAACTGAAGCATATAGACCTGAAAAAAGATTTAGTGATGCTGTAAAAGGATTACATGTATATGGTGCTAAAGTTTTCCAATCAAAATGTATTGCGGTTTTAACAGCAAATCCAGCAACTGAATAGGAGGTGCAGTAAATGGCTTATATTTACAATATTAAAACAACTGTTTCTACAGAGTGTTTAAATAAAGATGTTATAAAAATTTGTCGAAGTGATCCATTGAATTATATCGTTAGCGATTCTTTGGATGATTTAAATAAGCAAATCAAACAATTAGAAGGCATTGATGAAAGCATAAAACCTAATAAACCTGTTTCCAAAATGAAATTAGATGAATTAAAGGCATATGCTGAAGAATTAGGAATTGAAAATATTGACTCACTTACAAAAGAAGAATTGATTGCTGTTATTAAGCAAAATGGATAATCTTTTAGAAGAATTTAAGAATTTAACAGGAGAAACTGATGATACATTGGTTTCTTCTTTTATATTAAATTCAAAGCGCACAGTTTTATCTAAAACTAATAGAAGTGAGTTGATAGATGATCTATATCCATTTGTATTAAAACTTGCTATTGCCCGTTATAACAAACAAGGTAATGAAGGATTAGCTTCTTATAATGAGGGTGGAGAAAGTGAATCTTATTTAACTGAAGATGCTATTTTATCAGGTATTACCAATTATCGCTTATCACCTTATGCAAGGAGATTACAAGATGAAAAAAAGAAGTCTCAAGACGTTTCAACTGAATAAATATAATCCTTCAAAAGATGATGAAGGCAATATCGTGGAAAGCTATAGTGATGAATCATATGAAGATAAAGCTTTGATATGGCCAGTCAGTTCTAAACTGCAAGTTGAACTTTATGGAATGCGTGTAAATGATATGTTAAATATGCATTATTATGGTTCTCTAGAGATTAAAGAACACGACATGATAAATTATGAGGGAGTTGCTTATAAAGTTGTCAGCATCCAAAAATTTAAGCGTTTTAAAGCTATAGGAATTGAGAAAATATGACAAATAAAGATTTTAATAACCTCATAAAAAAATTATCTGAACTAGATTCAGGTGCAGGACAAGAAGTAACTATGAGAGCAGTTAAACAAGCAGGGGTAATTGTCCAAAGTCAAGCAAAGCTTTTGATTTCAAGTGATACGGGTGCTTTAGCTCGTTCAGTTAGAGTTAAAAACGAAGTAAAAGAAGATATGGTTTCTTCTACTGTATACACTAATTCAAAGTATGCACCTTATTATGAATTTGGTACTGGTCCTAATGGAGAAGCAAATCATCAAGGAATATCACCTGAAGTAAATCCTAAATATAAACAAACGGGGTGGATGATTCCGGCTGATGCAATGCCAATCGATAAAGCTGAAGGATATGGTTTTAAAATCATCTATAAAAACGGAGATGTCATTGGTTATGGTACAAGAGGACAAATGGCAAGACCTTTTATGTATCCTGCACTTCATGATCAAGAACAAGCAATAGCAAAAAATACTGAAAGATTATTTAGAAAAAAGCTAAAGGAGATATGTAATAAATGATAAATGTTAAAGACATTGTTTATAAAGGACTTTCTCAAAAAAATAAGAATGTAAGTGATGCTTATCCTCAAAACTGGGCCGACTTGCCTGCGGTTCAGTATGTCGAGGAAGAAAATAAAGTAGCTGACTTTACTGATGATAAAGAACAATCCTCGTTCATTCGATATAGAATTGATATTTGGGATAATAAAAGCACATCACAAACTGCATGTGATGTAGATGAAGTAATGGCAGGTTTAGGTTTTTTAAGAACGTCATGTTCGGATGTTCCTGATCCTAGCGGTTTAAAACATAAACAAATGAGATATGAAGCAATTATAGACTGTGATAAACAGTTTATTTATCATACAAGTTAAAAAGTCAAGGAGGAAAATGTATGTTAGCGAATGGTGCTAAATTAGAATTTAAAAGCAAAACAGTAACTACTTATACAAAATTAAAAGGATTAAAAGAAATTCCTGAAATCGGTGTAGATCCTGAAAAGGTTGAAAATACAGATTTAGATGATACTCAAAAAATGTATGAAATGGGTATTGGAGATCCAGGGGATATTACTTATAAATTCAAATATGATAACACAGCAAAAGACAGCCCTTATCGTGTATTAAGAGCATATGAAGCATCAGGAGAAAATCTATCTTTTAAAGAGACATTAAAAGATGGAACAACTACTGAGTTCACAGGTCAAGTTTCAGTTAAACGTACTGGTGGTGGAGTTAATGGAGTTATTGAATTTGATTTAAATATTGCATTGTCATCAGCATTTGAAATTACAGATCCTGAAATTGCATAGAAAGGAGAAATTAAATGGGAGCATTAAGTGGTGAATTAGAAGAAGTTGAAGTTACAGTTGAAGAAACCCCTAAAAGAAAGCCTTATGCTATTTGGAAAGTAGATGGAAAAGAATACAAATTAAAATTAAGTACTTCTGAAATTGTTAATTTAGAATCAAAATTAAGAGTTAATCTTTTAACAGTTGTTTCTAATGCTGAAGAAGGTGCATTGCCACCATTAAAAGTAATGTTACTTATTACTCATGGTGCATTGAAAAAGTTTCAACACGGCATCAAAGAAGATGATGTAATTACAATGTTTGATAAATACTGTGAGGAAGGTGGAACACAAATGTCATTCATGACAGATGTATTTTTACCAATTTATCAAGTAAGTGGTTTTTTCTCACGAGCTCAAGCGGACACAATGGACAAGAAACTAGTGGAAGCGAAGGAGCTAATGTAGAATATGAATTTTTAACCGATTTAATAAATGAACTTTATCCAATTGCTTTAGATTGTGATATTAGTTCATTTTTATTTTGGGAGTCTTCGGTACTAGAAATAGGAGATTATATTGAATCCTACCGAAGAAAAGAAAGAATGAAACAAAAGCAAATAGCAATCCATAATCACAATCTTGCTGATCAGTTATTAAGAGGAATTAGTATTATATTCAGTGAAGAAAAAGCAAGTGAAAGTGACATCAAACAAATATGGGATTACTATCCTGATTTATTTGAAGATGAAAAGAAAGAATACTATATCCAAAAAGAACAAGATGAATTTGAAAGCTTTAAAGCAAGAAGATTAAGGTTTGCTAACAGTTACAATAAGAAATTTAAAGGAGATGATTAAAAAGACATTAGAAGAATTAAAAGTTATCATCTCAGCTGAAACGAGTAAGTTCAGTAGTGCATTGAAAAATGCAACAAACGAAGCTAAAACATCAGCAAGTAGTATTGAAAGTTCTACTGGAAGAATTAGCAGAGCCGTAAGTGGTATTAAATCCATGGTTGCTAAAGTAGCTGCAGGATTTGGCTTATATAAATTAGGGAAAGAAGCTATAGAGGTTGCTTCAAATATTACAGAAGTACAAAACGTAGTTGATACAGCATTTGGCGATATGGCATGGAAAGCCGAGCGATTTGCTAAAAATTCAATTCAACAGTTTGGTATGAGTGAACTCTCAGCTAAAAAGACAGCATCAACTTATATGGCCATGGCTTCAGGTATGGGTCTAGGACAAGAAAAAGCAAGTGATATGGCAATAACGTTAGCTGGTCTATCAGGTGATGTTGCTTCCTTTTATAACATTTCTCAAGAATTAGCTGATATAAAATTAAAGTCAGTATTTACTGGTGAAACTGAAACATTAAAAGATTTAGGTATTGTCATGACACAAACAAACTTACAATCATATGCTTTAAGCCAAGGAATCAGTAAGAATGTAAGCGATATGTCACAAGCTGAATTAACTACTTTGAGATACAATTTTGTATTGAATCAATTATCAATGGCTCAAGGGGACTTTGCTAAAACAAGTGGAACATGGGCCAATCAAGTCCGTATTTTACAAGAACAATTTAAACAATTACTAGGAATTATTGGTAACGGATTAATTGCAGCTTTAACTCCAGTCATTCAAGTGATCAATATGATTATTGGAAAGCTCATTACATTAGCAAATGTAATCGCAAGAGTTTTTGGTAAATTATTTGGTAAAAAGAGTGGAGCTAAACAAGCAAGTGCTGGATTTACTGCTGCAGGTGATTCAGCTAAAAAAGCTACAGCTTCAACTGGTGGTTTAAATAAGTCATTGAAAGGTACTGAGGGTCAAGCCAAGAAAACGGCAAAGGCCTTAGGTTCTTTAGCATCCTTTGATGAAATCAACACAATCAGCGCAAGTGATTCATCAGGCTCAGGTGGTTCAGGTGGAAGCGGAGCTGGTGGCGGAGGCTATGATGTTGGCTCTATTGATTGGGATAACGCTTTTGGAGAACCCGATACAAGTGGTGTTGATAAAGCAGTAGATAAAGTACTCAAGAAATTGAATTCAATTAAAGATTGGATAAAAGAAAATAGTCCTGTTATCACAGCACTTCTTGCTGGGATAGGAGCAGGGTTATTGACATTTGAAACAATTATGAATTGGGGAGCGATTACTGCAGCTATTGGTGCACTAATTGCTCCGTTTCAATGGTTAGCAACCGCTGTTTCAGTTTTTGTGGGTAGCATTACTGAAGGAAGTGGCGTACTTGTAGGATTCCAGGCTATATTTGGAACTACGGCAGGTACTGCGGCATTTTTTGCAACAATAGTAGCTGCAGTCACAGCTGCACTTGTGTATTTATATCAAACAAGTGATAATTTTAGACAATTAGTAAATAATTCTATTAGTGAATTAACAGGTATATTAGATAATTTCTATAAGAGTATTTTAGTACCAATATTTAATTTTCTATTGGATCTATTCAATACAATTATTGTACCAATAGCAATGTTCCTTGCTAAAACATTTGTCAAAGCAGTAGAAGCAGTATTTACGATTGCCTTATCACTTTGGAAAAATGTACTAGCTCCATTAGCAAACTTCCTAGTAAGCGTATTATCAATTGCATTATCAGGAATATTAGAAGTATGGAATACATGGAAACCAGGTATCCAAGCTATAGGTGATGCTATTAATTGGGTATGGGATAATGTGTTATCACCATTAGTTGATTTTATCGTTGGATCGTTCAGTGATACATTCAAATCATGGGGAGATTTAATCAATGAATTAATTCCTAATGTTATTGAAATGTTCCAAGGCTTAACTGATTTCTTTGTTGGTGTGTTCACTGGTGACGAAAAACGTTGTTGGGAAGGCATTAGAAAAATCTTTGAAGGATTTGCTAATTTCTTAAAAGTAGGTTTTACGAATGATTGGACAAAAGCATTCGGCTTATTAGGTGTACCTCTTAATGCATTTTGCTCTACAGTAACAGCTATCTGGAACACAATAAAAGGTGTGTTAAGTGGTATCATTGACTTTGTTGGTGGAGTTTTTACTGGAAACTGGGCAAGAGCATGGAATGGTGTTAAGAATATCTTTAGCAATATAGTTAGTGGTTTTGCTGGAATATTTAAAGCTCCTATTAATGCAATCATTAGTGGAATCAATAGTTTTATCGGTGGATTAAATAAAATTAAAATTCCTGGTTGGGTTCCAGGTGTCGGTGGAAAAGGATTTAATATTTCAAAAATTCCAAAATTAGCTGAAGGTGCAGTTGTTTCAAAAGCAACTCCTGCAATCTTCGGTGAAGCGGGAACCGAAGCGGTAATTCCTTTGCAAAGAAATACAAAGGGTCTAGATTTAATCGCTCAAAAGATTTCTGAAAGATTACCTCAAGGAGACGGTGGTAATGGAGGAACGTATGTTATCAATTTAGTTTTAGAAAATGGTAAAGCGTTAGCTAGAATGGTGATTGATAATATCAAAGAATATGAAGCACAAACTGGTAAGCCAGTATTTGATTATTAAGGAGGTGTAGGAAAATGGCTGATGAAGCTAAAATAAAAGCAAATGGTGTATTATTACCTACACCTTCTGATATCAGTGTTGAAATACAGGATTTGGATGGAGATAGTGTGAGACCTATAGCTACAGGTGTTTTAAGAAGAAATAGAATTAGATCCAATATGTTAAAAGTAACATTGACATGGAATTTAAAGACATTTGTTGATGTCGTTAGTATTTTAAATGCTGTTACTCCTACTGAATTCAATGTTGAGTTGTATATTCCTGATCATGGAATTAGGGGCACGAAAAAGATGTATGCCGGAAATAAAAAATATAATTATATAAGAACAAAGACGGGATTAAAAGTTCAGTCTTTTTCTTTTGCTTTGATTGAGGTGTAGAAAATGTTTATAAAATATGGAGATTTAGATGTAACACATAGACTTATAGAGTATAAATCATCAGTTGCTTTTGCTGATGGCTATATTATTGGAAATGTACCTACTATGCAGTTAAATCTTAAATTTGATAACTATGATGGTATTCTTGATGATTTGGATATAACCAAGTATTGGGAAGTACAAGAAAATGAAAATTGTGAAGTAAGATATTTTAAGGTTTACGATCAACCCGAAAAATATACAAAGTCATTAAGTTTAAAATTATATGATAACAATTATGAATTGGATGCTCCATATACAACTCAATTATCTTATCCAGTAACGGTTAAAGACCAGTTAGATGAAATAGAAACGCTGACTGGTCTTTCTATTATAAGGACCAATATTCCTGCGTATATCTTAGAAAAAGAAGTTTCCTGGTACGATAACACCATTGTTATTAGAAACTACTTAGGATGGATTGCTGAGCTTTTCGGAGCAAATGTATTTGCAAGCGGTAAAGGCTCACTTGAATTTGTTCAAGTGACTAAGGATGCGTTTGCTAAAACTGATACGTTAACAAACTATGAAAAAAATGAATTGTACTGCGTGTCTAGAATTTACTATGAAAATGGGTTAAATCCATTAGAAAAAGGAGATACAACGGGTAATACCATATTTCTAGATTCTAACAATTTATACTTAACAGATGAACAAAATTTGATTGATAAACTATATGATCAATTAAATGGATTAACATTTTATTCAACAAAAAGCATATCAATGATTTCAATAGATAACTTGTTACCAGGATGTTTAGTAAATTATAATGATGAATTCAATTTTATGGTTACTGATTTGTCTATCACATATAAAGGTGGAGAATTTTCTATAAGTGAAGTTGATGGAAATACTCCAACAAAAAACGAAGAACGTGTTATTAAAAAAATTACCAATTCAACAAGAATTAGAAAATTACAGATAACTCAAGACCAAGAAAAATTAAAATTAGATATCGTTGCTAAAGAGCAGGAAGATCTAAATACTAAAATGGGTGAATTATCATTATCAAATGAAGAAATCAAAACAAAGATTAATGAAATAGAATCCAAAATAGATGATTTGGATGTTTCATTGATTACTGTTAATCTTGTACCTAGTGCAACTATACTTAATAGTTATAATCAAAGTATTAAAATTGCATGTCATGTTATGAATTCTAATGAAGATGTTACTGAAAATTATAATGATCTAAGTTTTCAATGGTATTTAAATGATAAAAAATACAAAACAGGTAAATTTATCACATTAACTCCTGATGATATTAATATGTCAGTTAATGTCAAGTGCGTATTTACATTGGACAATATTCAATTTGATACAGGATACACAACAATAGTTGATGAAAGTGATGCAGTTCATTTAGGAAATAGTTTTCTAGACGTTACTAATACTACATTAACTCAAAAATTAAATGATAATGGAACTTACATTCCTGATTGGACCATTACACCAACAATCATTACACCTTGTATTATGGACGGTAATGTAATTATAGAATTAAGTAATTGTACGATTGGTTATAAAAAAATAATCAATAGTAAGGAAGTCGACATAGACAGTAGTTATGAGATCGTAAAAGATGGTATTTTATCAGTTAATAAAAATATCATGACCAACAAAACACCTAATGTGACTTATATATGTGACGTATCATATAGAAGTACCTCAATTAGAATGTATGTAGCTTTTTCGTTGGCTGAACAAGGTGTAGGAATTAGAAATATCACAACCTATTATTTAGCAACGAATAAAAGCAAAGATGTAAGAGTGGATAGTGAAGGTTGGACTACTTCAATTCAAGCTATAAGCTCAAACAATAAATATCTATGGACTTATTCGGTAACAAATTATACTGACGGTTCATCAAAAACAAGCGAACCACTTATTATGGGAAGCTATGGTGATGATGCAATAACTCTATATATTGAATCATCAAATGGAAATACATTTAAAAACAGTGATATTGCAACTATATTGACTGTTCATATTTATATTGGAGCCGAAAGAATTGAATCGGCTGAACAATTAGAAAAAAGATTTGGTAAAAGCGCTTATTTACAATGGAGCGTAAAAAAACTAGGAGAAAAGGAATTTTCACCTATAGAGCTTGATGATTCAAGATTAAATGACAAAGGATTTATTTTTACTATAAGTCCGCAAGATATTAATAAAAAAGCAGTTTTCAACTGTGAGTTAAATTTGGAGGAATAGAAATGGCAATTAAAGCTAGTAATCAAGTAGATTTATTAGATATGACGGATGGATATACCGTCATATTAACAAATGATAACTATACATTTTTAGGAACTACTACTGCTGTTAATGGAACTCAAACAACAAGCACACAAGTAATGGCTTTGCAAGGTTCTGAAACAGTCCCCGCTAAAATAGGTACAATTACATGCCCAACAGGTATTAGTGCTGTTAGTGATGGAAAGACTCCAATGCCTACTATCACAATTACTGCAACCAGTGCATTAACAAAAACAGGTAGTTTCACTATACCAGTAACTGTTAATGAGGGAACGGTAAATGAAGTAACTATTAACAAAGTATTTTCTTATTCTATTGCTTTTAAAGGAAATCAAGGAATTCAAGGTACAAGTGTTAAAATCTCATCTAAATCAATTCAATATGTCGGTTCTTCAAGTGGTACAACAACACCAACTAGTGGATGGCAAGATACTATTCCATCAGTTAGCGCAGGAAACTACTTATGGACAAAAACAACAGTAACTTATAGTGATGGTACTTCTACAGTATCTTATTCAGTCGCTAGACAAGGTGCTAATGGTTCATCACCTACAGTATCTAAAACAGTTACTGAATACGTTCAATCAACAAGTGGAACAACAACACCAACTAGTGGATGGTCTACAACTCCACCAACAGCAACTGCTGGGCAATATATTTGGACAAGAGTAACAGTGACTTACAGCGACAGTAAGACAGCTGTTAGCTATACTGTATCTAAAAATGGTGCTAACGGGGCAAAAGGTGATAAAGGAGATAAAGGGGAAACAGGTGCTAAAGGTGATGATGCAATCTATATGAATATTACTTCGTCTAATGGAAATGTATTTAAGAATACTGCAATCGCCACAACTTTAACGGCTCATGTGTATAAAGGTGCTACAGAATTAACTAGCGCTGCTATTACAGCATTAGGAACTATTAAATGGTACAAAGATGCTGGTACAACTGCCGTTGGAACTGGTCAAACATTCACGGTTAGTGCAGGGGATGTAACAAACAAAGCAACATATACTGCACAATTAGAGGGATAATATATGGCAGTTAAATCTAGTGCAATTCTGACTTTGATTAGAATTGATGATGGAGAAGATGCAAGTATTAGAAGTGCAACTGCACCCAGTGATCATACAAAGTTGTGGTTTGATACAACTACACAAACTTTAAAAAGATATGACAGTTCAAGTGGTACTTGGGAGATTGTTAACGATTATGCTGATGATATGAACAATATGAGACAAGAAATATCAGTTGAATATAATTCAGCGATAACTCAATTAAAAAACTCATTAACATCATTAGTAGAAGAACTGCAAACAACAACTACTAATAATACAACATCTATCAATAGTCTTAGTTCTCAAATTATTCAAAATGCCAGTTCAATTCAGTTAGTTACTAATAATATTAATTCTATTACTGATAAGCTAACAGGAGTTGCTACTAAAGAAGAAATTTCTCAATGGGCAAAATTTGAAAGTGGAGTATTAAAATTAGGATCTAGTAATAGTCCATTTGATGTAAGGCTATCTAATACTGAACTTGGCTTTTATGAAAATGATAAAAGAATAGCTTATCTTTCAAATCAGCAATTAAACATTTCTAAAGCAGTTGTAATGAAACAAATCAATCTAGGTACTTTTCAAATTATATATGATGAAGAATTAGGTTTATTGATTTTGTAAGGAGGTAAATATGGCAACATTTGGAACCACTAATAAATATATAAACTATAGTGTAAATTCGCAGGAACTGTCATATGACATCAATTCTAACACATCAGTTGTTCGTGTTTGGATTGATGTATGGCGTACAAATACAGGATATACGACATATGGTAATGGTACAGTATATGCTCGTATAAATGGAACAGTATATAGTGCTGGAATAGGTACTGGCCAAAAAATTACTTCCAGTGCAATTCGATTAGGAACTTGGGATGTAACTGTAGGACATAATAGTGATGGTTCAAAGTCAATCGGTGTAAGTGGTTGGATCAGTCATGATAGATTCAGTTCAAGTGAAAATGGATATACACATGCATTAACTACTATACCTCGACAAGCCAATATAACCGATTCACCAATAACTTTCAAAGATACTGATAACCCTTGGTTCAAATACAGTAATCCAGGTAACTTCAATATGGAATGTTGGTTGGAACCAAACCCTAATGGAGAACATTACGCTAAAAGGACATTAAGTGGTACGAGTGGTACGTTTACATGGGAACTTACTAATGATGAAAGAAAACAGTTAAGAGAAGCATGTAAGGGCAAAACATGCACTATTCGTATAGGACTATATTCAAATAACTGTTCCTGGGCAAGTTATCACGATAGAACATATCAGATGACAAATGCTGAACCAACTATAAATAGTGTTGTAACAAGTATTATTGATCCCTTTGGAAGTCTATGTTTACAAAATAGATCCAATATTAAATTTACTATTTCAGCAACAGCTAAATATGGAGCAACAATTACCAATTATGCGGTTAGTGGCAATAACTTTAGCTATGCAGGAAGTAAAAATACGTGTCAAACTTCAAATATCAGGGATAGTGGAAGCTTAAAATATACAGTCACAGTTACTGACAGTAGAGGGTTTACAGCTTCTACAACAAAAACAATCAATGTTACTGGGTATTCCTATCCAACTATTTCTATGGAGGCATTCAGAAGTAATTCAAGTGGTACAAAGGATGTATCCGGTGGCACATATATTTGTGTCAAACCAGTATTTACGTATTCAGCAATAACTGGCAATTCAATAGCAAGCAAAGCTATTAAAATAAATAACATTTCTAAAAGTACAAGCTTTTCAAGTGAAGGAAATTATGTATTTAGTGGATACTCGTTAAACGAAACATATGATGTTATATGTACTATAACTGATACTGTAGGCAATAGCGCAAGTATCACAGCAACAATCACAGTTGCTAAAATACCTTTTAATATTTCCAAAAACAAAAGCGCTTTAGGTTTAGGAACTGTAGCTAAATATGATGGTTTCATCAATATAGGGTATGGATTTTGTAATACTGATGGAGAACAGTTGTATATGTTTGGAGTAACTGATAATTATGATGATTAGGAGGAAAAAAATTATGTATAAAATCAAAAAAGACTTCGGGGGTGCGATATTTACTATTAGATATTGCATTTCCAAAGAAGAAAGAAGGTGCGCTAATTTAATTAGTGGGCCAAGTGGTGATTGTGTATGAAATTTCTAAAACCACCAAAGAATATGTTCTTGAGAAAAAAGGATGTTTATTTTAAGTATTCTACTGAAGAACAGTTTACGGGTGAATATTGGATTGATGGTAAAAAAATATATACAAAAGTTATAAAAGCAACAGGGGTACTATCTAAAGCTGAAACGTCAAATATCAAGCATGATATCATTAATTTAAGTGAATTTGTTGATTATGATGTATTTGTTCAAGGAGACGATGGTCTTTATAGATTGCCAGTTGTTTATTATTCTAGTGTCACATCGGGCACATTCTATGATATGTTTGCAAGAGTAAATGGAAATAGCATTCAAATAATCAACAACAGTTCGGACTGGAGTGGATATAGTGTTACTGCCATTTTGTATTATACAAAAAACGTTTATCATGATTTTGATTAACATGTATAGTAATTGATTACGCAACTCTCAAATTTATCAAAACAATTTAAAAAAAGGAGACAAAATATGGATAACAAAACAAACGTATATACATTAGATGTAAGTGAAAAAACATTTAATGATGTACAAGTTAATAAATTCTATATTACTGATACAAAGAATTTAAAAGCAGGAGATTATATATTATTTAGAGTAGTTGTTAAAGATGAACAACAAAATGATAGTTATACTGGAGCAAATACAATGTTAACTGTTAATACAATTAATGATACATTTGTTGGCTTAGAAAAGGGATACAGTGTTGTATTTCTTAAGTAGAAGGTGAGGAAAATGAATAATATGGAAAAAGTATTCAACACAGCAGTAGCTATCTTAGCTACTTTTTTTACGTATCTATTTGGTGGCTGGGATTTAGCTTTAAAGATTTTAATTACATTCATGGTATTAGATTATGTGACAGGTGTAATTTATGCTTATGTAATTAAAACACTTAATAGTGAGGTCGGCTTTAGAGGATTAATTAAAAAATGCATGATTCTAGCCGTTCTTATTGTAGGAGTGGAATTAGATCGTATGCTTGGAAATGGTGGCACTTGGGTATTTAGAACGCTTGTAGCGTATTTCTATATTGCGAATGAAGGAATTAGCCTATTAGAAAACATTTCTAATCTAGGTGTTCCAATTCCAAATAAAATCAAAACTGCGTTAGAACAGTTAAACAATGAAGAAGATCTAAAAGAAATAGAGTAGTCTAAATGGCTACTCTTTTATTTTAAATAACAACCAAAAATTGCGAAAAATGGTTGTTAAACGGTTTTAAAAAGGTAGAAAAACGAAATTATGAACAAAGGAGATTATAAAAATGGGGTCAAAAGAATTTATTGAATTATGTAAAGAAGAAGTAAAAGAATATACAGAAGATCATTTGGATAAAAGTAAGGAACAACCTGATTTTGAAGTTTACGTTGTTTGGTATGCTAAAACATTACAAAATCACAAGGCGTTATTAGGTACAACATTAGATGATGGAATGTATTATGAATTAACCTACAATGGCAATAAGCAAGAATTATACTTTGATGCTTATAAGAAATTTGAAAATAAATGTATTAAATTAGGAGAATAATTATGGAATTTAAAAAAGCTTTAGAATTAATGAAACAAGGAATGAAAATAAAATTGCCTTCTTGGGGTGGCTATTGGTTTTATGACAATGAAAAAGAAACAATCATCATGCACACAAAAGAAGGCAAAGAATTAGATATTAGAGAAACAGTTAGAGTTGAATATACAACTTTAAATATTTGTAGTAATGATTGGATGGTTGCCAATGAAGAAAACTGTCCTGAATTAGGCGGGTTTGCTACTTTTGGATTTGATGAAGCAATCAAGTATCTAAAACGTGGCTTAAAAGTAAAGCGCAAGGGATGGAACGGTAAAGAACAGTATATTGAACTTGCTACAAATGTATCTTTTAAAACACCTAATGATGAAGTAATTAATGTAGATCATGTAGATATGGGTAACAAAGCAATTGCTTTCCATGGCACAAGCGGTGTACAGCTAGGATGGTTAGCAAGTCAAAGTGACATGTTATCAAATGATTGGATTTTTGCAGAAGAAAATTAAGGAGGAAATAAAAAATGAATATTATTGAAAAAACATATAACTGGAATGGTAGTTTAAAAAATAGAACTTCAACAAAGAGAATTATTTTACACCACGCTGAATCAAAATCATGTACTGCAGATGATATTCATAGCTGGCATTTAGCAAATGGCTGGGCAGGTATCGGCTATCATTTCTTTGTTAGAAAAGATGGGTCTATTTATCGTGGTAGACCTGAAAATGTTATTGGATCACATGCTAAAGGTTCAAATAGTGATTCAATTGGAATTTGCTTTGAAGGAAGCTACATGACAGAAACAATGTCACAAACTCAAATCAATGCAGGTAGAGAATTAGTAACTTACTTAAAAAATAAATACGGAATTTCTAAAGTTCAAAAACATAAAGATGTATGTTCTACTAATTGTCCAGGAACTAATTTTCCATTTGGTGCAATTGTAAATGGAACTGTTGCTACAGCACCTGCACCTTCTCAAACTTCTACCGCTAAACCTACTTCAAATGAAAAAGTAACAGGAACATATGAAGTAACAGCAAGCGATCTATCAGTAAGAACAGGACCAGGA